AAGAATCTGACTTAGAAATCAATCAATTCCTTTATGACGAAACAGAAGAATATATCAGAAACAAAGACTTACAACTTTCTATTATGGAAAGTGTAGAGATTTTACAGAAGGGTGACAAGGTTAAGACTGCTTCAATTCCGTCATTGATTGAAAACAGTCTCAGCATAACATTCGACAAAGAAATTGGTCTTGACCTTTTGGACAATATTCATGATCGTATCGAATATTATAAAAAGCAAAGCGTTTCTGGATTCCTTACAAGTCTGGATGTTTTGAATAAAATAACAAAGAATGGGTTCAAACGTAAAACATTGAATATTATCTTGGGTGCACCTCACTCAGGTAAATCTTTGACAATGACCCATTTGGCTTCTGATTTCCTTTTGCGTGGTCATAATGTTCTTTATATCACCCTTGAGATGTCTGAGTTAGAAGTTGGTAAACGTATCGATGCTAACTTGATGAATATCAATATCAATGATCTTGAAAATATAACTGAAGAATCTTTTGTAAATGATTATAATACATTGATTCAGGGTGGGCTTGGACGTTTAAAGATTAAAGAATATCCAACAGCGTCTGCTACCACTATTCACTTCAAAGCATTGTTGAAAGACATGAGAACCAAGTTAGGATTTATTCCTGACGTTATTATGGTTGACTACCTTGGAATTATGGGTGTAGTATCTAAAGAGTCTTATGAAAATATGAAACGTAATGCCGAAGCACTTCGTGCCATGGCTGTAGAATTTGATTGTGCCGTATTCACTGGTGCACAAACAAATAGAGGTGGATTCGATAAAACAAATGGCATCAGCATGTCGGATATTGCTGAATCGACTGGACCACTACAGATTGCTGACTTGATTATCGGTGCTTCGAAATTCGAATCTGGTGTAGAAGAGGATGAAGAGGAAGATGGCTCTGGTATAACAATGATAACAGAACAATTGATTCTAATAAATGTTATTAAAAACCGACTAGGTGGGTTAACGAGGGACAAATTTTTACTATTACAAAAACTGCTATATATGAGATTGGAAGAAGTTTCAAATTCTCATTATGGACACAAGAAAGACGAAGAGCATGTATTGAATGACAAATTCAATAGTGCTGCAGCATCTGCTAAAAACATGACTTCGAAGAGCGGTGTGTTTGATTTCTAAAAGTCTTTAAATAATAGTATTAAAACACATAGGTTGATTGATGGACAAATTCAAATTATATGAGGCAGATGTCGCCGCAAAAGAAGCTGACACTGATACTCCAGCAAAACCAGCTGGGGTGACAGAACCTAAAAAGAAAGAGCTTGATAAAACAATCCCAACAAGAGACATGGGTGAGATTTATAAAAAAATTGAACCGTTTATCAAGCGTTATGCATTCAATTCTTTCCGTAACGTTCAAAGAATCAATACTGGTATCATGATGCTTACATTCGGTGGTTCTTTTGCTAAATTGGAAACTGGTGTATTGTATGAATTACTCGATAGTAAATTCAATGACGAGTTCACCATTCAAAAGAACAGATATGATTCTGACTCTTCAACAATCACTATGGTAATTTTCTAAGGGGATAACTTCATGAACTATAAATCAAAATTCGAACAATATTTGGCAGAAGAAGATAGCTGTGTAACAGTATCTGGTGATGTAGCTACAGTTAATTCTGTAGTTGGTGATAAAAAGAAAATTAAGAAAGTTGAAGACAAAGTTTCTGAAGCTGTCGACGAAGACGAATTCGAAGAAGAAGAATGCGAAGAAGAAGAAGAATTCGAAGAAGACGAAGATGAAGAATTCGAAGAAGACGAAGATGAAGAAGATTACGACATCGATGGTGATGGTCAAATCACAGCCGATGACGTTTATGAAATGGTAAAACACCTTTCTAAGGGTGCATTGATGGAAGTAATTGACTTAGTTGCTTCATATCTTGAAAATCGTTTCGAAGAACCAGATGATGTAATCCCTGCTGATGGTAGAGCACGTGTATATGAAGGTGTAATCAAAAAAGTTTCCATAGACAAAATTAGTAAAAAATCTGGTCGTCCAGGTTATAAGCTTGTCGACGGCAAAGAAATAAAGATGTCTAAAAAAGATATCAAAGACAGAGTTAAATCTGCTATCAAAGCTTCTCAACGTAGAAAATCAAGACCTCGTAAGGCAAAAGAGTGTATGAATATAGATTGAAATCTGTTGTTGCCGTATACGATGGTGATACATTTACTGCTGAAGTAGATATTGGATTCAATATTGTCATCACAGAGAAATTCAGATTGAATGGCGAGTTTAAAGCTGAAGGTAAATTGGCTCGTGACTTCCTAAGAAAAATGATGGATACAGAATCAGATATTATTATCAGAACTAAAAAAGACAAGGATGGTAGATATTTAGCAGAAATTTTTATTGATGGCGAACAGCTATCCTATATGGTTGACAATGAATAAATTTGATCTATATCTAACAGAAGCTGGGCTTACTCTAACCCATCTTGAACACATAGAAGACTTGATTATCCTAGATGGGGTTGAAGGTATAAAAACTGGTATATCCTTTTTGAAACAGAATGTAGAAATTCTTCGTGGTAACGGCTCTATGGATATCCAAAGAAAATTTGATGGTGCTCCCAGCTTAATTGCTGGAATTAATCCAGAAAATGGTAAATTCTTCGTAGCTACAAAATCTCTCTTCAATAAAGATCCAAAAATCAATTATACTGAAGAAGACATAGATACAAATCACGGTGATGGTGGGCTAGCAGAAACTCTTAAAGTTGCATTGAGTAATCTAAGTAAACTTGGAATCAAGAATGTAATTCAAGGTGATGTTATGTTCACTAAAAAATTGCTTTCAAAACAAACTATTGATGGAATTGAATATCTTACATTTAGACCAAATACAATCGTTTATGCAGTTCCATATGATTCCCCTTTGGCTAAACATATCATGAAGACAGAAATTGGAATGGCGTGGCATACTTCGTATAGTGGCACTTCCATCGAAGATTTGAATGCATCTTTCAATATCGATATTTCTTCTCATAGAGATGTAACATCTGTATACAATACAACTACAAATATCCCAGTATCGAACGTCATGTTGTCAGATGAAGATTATAATAATATCATGAACATGATTAATGATATCGAAGCTGACTCTAAAAAATTCGATAAAGATGAGCTTACATATATCGGTGAACATAGTGTAGAAATTTTAGCTTACATAAATTCAAAGGTTAAGATTGGTCAGAATGTGAGTGACTCTATGGTCAAGGGGTTGATTGATTTCGTTACTGCTAAGTATGAAAAAGATAAAGATAGGTTAAAATCAGACAGTGGTAAGCAAAAGGTAGAGCGACAAAAAATTAAGAAAATTCAGGATATCAGAAGTGTAGCTGGTACTCTATGGTATGTTCTTAAAACTCACCAAGCTATCCAAGAAATTAAAAGAATACTTATAAATAAATTCGATATGATTGCTGGTATGTCTACATTCGTTGAAACTGATAGCGGATTTAAAGCAACGTCACCAGAAGGTTATGTAGCAGTGGACAAATTAAAAGGCGGTGCTGTTAAGCTTGTCGACAGACTAGAATTCAGTAAAAACAACTTTACAATCTTAAAGAAATGGAAAAACTGATGGAATCATTCAAAAAATTTTATGAGATATTCGAAGCAATCGTGGATATTTCACCAGAGGAATTTGTTCACGGTGTTGAAGTACTTGAAGTTATACCTGATGCCAAATTCCGTAAAGAAACAAAAACACGTTTCATAGTAAAAACAGACATGGATAGACTGCTGGCTATGGATGCTATTATTGCCAAAATACCAGATTTCAAACGTGATAGAAGCATTACTGGGTCAAGTATCGGTGGCATTAGAAATAACAGCATCGAAATCCTTATCAAACCAAACACTAAAGTTAAAGGCGGAGGGGGTAGAGCTTTCGAAACAGAATTTGTATCTGAATTCAATCGTTGGTGTGAAGACACGTCGTATGAAAGTACATATTCTCATTTGTTCGATGAAATTTGCAAAGAAAATGATATTGATCCAGATGACCTACGTCAATTCTCCCCAGAACCGATGGGTGCTCTAAATCAAAAACGTACACTGAACGACATTCTTAATGGAAAACCTTCTGACATCGGTGAAACTGTAACAGACGTAACTCTTGTTAACAAAGATGGTAAATCGATTTATCTTTCTTTAAAAATTGGTCCAAGCTTCTATCTATATAACGGTGGATTTACTGGTATCTTGAAAAGGGACGAAGACAGACGTACTCTTCTTGCTGCAATGGGTGCTGACTATAAAAGATTCGAGAAAGACTTTGAAATAGAAACAGATAGTAAATTTGAGCCAAAAATTGAAGATGGTGAAGAATTCTTTACAAACTTCGTCAAAAGCTGTCTTGGATATGGTTACACCATCGTTCATGAAAATGGTTCTAAATCTCTAGTTAAGAAAGTAAACCCTAGCGAAAAAGTTGTTGTGAATGTAAAGGGTGTTCGCTATCGCACTCCTTCTTCAAAATATTTCGCCGTAGATCTTGAAATAATGATGCTTGGTAGAAAATATAAATCACAATTCCAGTTAAGAAACAATGCTGGTAAAGTTTCTCCTAACGTAATTTATCTTCTGATCGGTAAAGAAGCAGAATTGACATCTCATGAAAAGGCTAGAATCTCATGAATAAATTTGATATGTATTGTTCGAAAGCGTTAACAGAAGGCTCAAAGACTCATATCGTTTGGACAATCGGTAGATTTAATCCGATGACACGTGGTCACGAAGAAAACATAAAGTTTGCCGAGTCATATGCTAAAAAGAACAATGCAGATTTCATGTTGTTCACTACAACTTCACATGATTCTAAAAAGAATCCTCTAACATTTGAAGACAAAATTGCGTATCTCAAAAGACTTATGCAAGTTCCAGTTTCTGACGATGCTAAACTTAAAACTCCATTCCAAATTTTAGAAAAACTTGGTAAAAAATACCCAAAAGTCACATTCATTGTTGGCGAAGATAGAGTAGAAGAATTTGAAAAACAAATGTCAAAATATACAGAGCAATGGGGTATCACTGATTTTAAAGTTGTAAAATCAGGAAACAGAACTGAAGGCGTTTCTGGTACAGCAATGAGAAATTTTGTGAGCTTAAATAAGTTTAAAGAATTCAAAGACAATCTTCCAAGCACTGCAACAGATTCTGACGCAAAAGAACTATTCGACTTAGTAAAACAAGGTATGAAAATTCTATGATATCAATAAGAATTAATGCCATGTTGAACGGGTATAAAAGAAAATGCTCTACGACTGAACAATTTTACAGAGATGCATCAGACGTTGATAAGCTCATCAAGATGATAACTGACAATAAAAACTATATAAAAGTAAGAAACAAGTTTTTGGATTGCTTGAGACCATTTGAATTGGAATGTATCATCGATTTTATTAATGTATACTGTAAAGACTCATTTAAGCAAGACAGCACTGATCTTTTTGAAGCGGTAGTTTTAGAAATTCGGGGGATACGCAAATGATAACAGAAAGTAAAATGAATATGATTAATGAGGGTGGAATGGTTGATATGATTGTTACATATCAACTAATGAAACTATTCGCACTTCCGTTTGCTAAATGGAAAGCTTGTGACGCTGGAATCATTGACGAAAATGGTGTTCTATTAAGAACGGCAACAGACGATGAGCGCAATACAATATGGCGCAGATTCGAAATCATGGTTTGGAACATTAAGAAAATTGTTACAAGTTTCACGGGTCACTCACAATTAACTGCTGCACTCGTAGCTCTCTATTTGTTCAGAGAAGGTACTCCAAAAACTGTTTCAGAATCTGTTATTACTCAAGTCTTGGGTTTAAATAGTATTAATACAATTTCTGAGTCCGAAATTAAAGCTAATTATCCAATAATTGAAAAGGAATTAATATGATAGAGAATGAATTGTTTCTATCTGAAGAAATTACATCTTCAGACGTAGCAGGCACAGACACATTTGTTGGACCACTAGTTCAACGAATTTTCAAAGATACAATTGCAGAACAAATTTGTGACATACAACCATGTTACAGTCCATCTGGTGCTGTATATGCTTCTAAAAGAGAGGGCACTAAATGGGTGACAATGAAACGTGAGTTCACAGTGGATGAAATCAAAGTTGCTGCAAGATTTTCTCACGAGTGGTTCCAAGATTTCACTGCAACATATAAAAAGAATGGTAAAGACTTCTTATTTGCAAACGTTTCTGAAGATGCAAAAGATCAAATCGATAGTAACGTTATCGATATGTTGAATGCAATGGCTACCCCAACAGCAACATTGACATTGGCTAATACAGATGCAGAAACTGAAGGGACTAAAATTCTTTCTAAAATCAATACTGCCGTGTATGAAATGGCTATAGCAACGAAACGTGGAACACGTCCATTTGTAATTGTTAGTTATAAAGTTGCTTCATTATTGAGTACTGCTGGGATGATTGCTTTCCAAGAATCTGATAACACAAAGAATCGTGACTTTGTTGGTCGAATTGGTAGAACAATGGTATTTATGGATATCAATGCAACCACTGATTATGTACTCGTGGGACATAAAGGGTATTCTATGGGTGATAGTTCTGTGATTGTTGCTCCATACATCAGTGCTGAAAAATTAGTGGAAGATTACTCAGTAGATGAATCTGCCATCGTTGTTATCAACAGAGTCGGTCTTGTACGCACCCCACTTGATGAAAGCACTGGTGACGCTAACTCACATTTTGCTACAAAAATTCCAGTTGATTTTACAGCGTTTACCTCTTTTTAAGATAGTAAGATAGTCTAGGATATTATATTAGAAACCATTAAAGAATATTAAAATATATATCTACTTTAATATTCTTGGTTTCTATTCGTAACGATGCTATTAATCTTGCTATCTCATTCAACGAGGTTGAAGAGGTAAGATTCATCTTTACTGGGTTCATAACTAACCCTGTACTCAGTGGAACTGCTAGCAGTTCATCCTGAGCTTCTTTCGTCATCTTTGATATACATTTTCTGAAAATATTCAAAGAACCATTTACATCAGCATTTATTAATTTTCCACTTTTACTTCGAAACAACCCTCTGTTTATTCTTTTACCATGATAGGTCTGTTGTTTCTGTATTGGTTCCAAATCCATAAATGATGTTTTAGATGTATAAGACTCTTCTTGTAAAATCAGTTCTATACCGATGAGTTTCAATTTATATTGTAGTTGATGTAGTATCTTAGAGAATGGAAGATAAACAAAATTTTGATTATTTCTTTTACC